AGTCTGCAGCATTCATAACTTTATAAACCACATCATAACCAATCTTTTGAAATTCATTTATAAACTCATTTAACTTTTTCTTTGCTTCACCTGCAGTAATACCTTTTACATTTTCAGCAACAATTATTTTAGGTTGAATCTCTTTTGCAATTCTAATATATTCTAAGAATAAGTCTTCTATATTTTCTACTTTTTTGCCATCTGAATATTGTTTCTCTTGGGCCCAACCTTTATCTCTTATACCTGAAATACTAAATGCAGAACAAGGTGGGCTACCATCAAGAATATCTAACTCACCTGGTCTTATACCAGCTTTTTGTAAGAAATCATGACCTGTTAAATCTTTTATATCTTGAGATAACATAGGGGTATCTGGGTAATTAGCCAAATAAGTTTCTCTAGCTGATTCTACAAATTCATTTACTAATAATATTTGACCACCAGCAAGTTTATAACCAGTTGATGAACCACCACCACCAGCAAATGTTGAGATTACTGTAAACTTTGGTTTACTAGCTGATTCATAAACATCTTTTAAATAATAAGGTTGATACATTATAAAAATCTTTCTAAAATTACATTATCATTATACACCATAATATTGTCTTTGTAAACCTTTATTATGAATTTTCTTTGCTTAAAACTTAAAAGAAACCCTCTAAAGTACCTTGAGTACCATAAGTGGTATCAATCTTCCAATTTATTGAATTAACAATAAGAACCAATGGGTCAACAAATACCTTTTCAAACTGAATGTCATAATCAATATATTGTTTAATTTTAAACTCATAAGGTAACTTTGACATAAATGAAATAACATTAGCAGAATAGGGGTTAGGTTGTTTCATATAAAGAAACTTAATCTTATCACCTTCTTGAATCAAAGGGTATTTGTGAATAAGTTTGTTTTGTTTAATTTTATGATTGTAAATTAAACACCCTTTAATATGCATAGGTGTACCTTTTTTAAAAGTAGTGCCAGAATCCATATACTTTTTTAAACCATTGACAGAACGCGGAAATGCAATCTTTTCAGGGTTAACACTTGTAAACTGTTTGTGAAAATCTTGAATAAAAGTGTTTAATGTTTTTTCATCACTTGACATAATAATCTTTAAAGCATCTTTAATTTTTTCTCTACAAATTGCTGGGGTTGAAGACTTGACTGCTTCAATACCCATCATTTTTAATTTAGGTTCTTTATAAGAAACACCTTCACTATCAAAAACATTTAAAATATATCTTTTCTTTGCAACCCAAATACCTTTATCAGCAATTACTTCTCTTTTCATCATCATCTTGTTTTCATACGCATGAGTGTATTGTGAAAGTTCTTTATAAGAACTATCAATAAAAGGTTCAAGTTTTTCTGTTGCAACTTTGTTCAAAAACTCAACAGGATTCTTCGGATTAACTTTTGATACCAATTCGTCTAATGTAATATAAATTGAATCTGTATCTGAAGCAATCACATAATCTTTATCATTGGTATTTAAAATCTTGTTTAGATAATCATTTACTTTATTTTCAATCCAACGAATTGATAATTGACCAGATGTTGTAATACCTTCAGCAATCGCAATATCATAATAACGAAACCATTGATTACCAATCGCACCATATGCTGAGTTTAGTGAAATCTTTCTGGCCATTTGAATATTGTTATAACGACTAATAAGTTTGACATACTTTTCATCTTTCGTATTTTCATAATCTTGTTGAGCCCTTAACATTTTCTTCTTGTAAACAACTCTATCATTATAAAGTTCTTGCATCATGGCAGGAAGAAACCCTTGTTTGTCTGTTTTAAATAATGCACCATTTGGAGTCATAGTAGTTTTTTCTATTAGATTTAACTTTTTCTTTTCTAACATATCATCAACATTAACATTTTGATTATTACTTTTTAATAAAGTTTCAGGTGAAAGATTGTATTGCATAATTAAATGAGGGTATAAAGAATTTAAATCAAAAGAAAGAACCCAATTATGTAAACCTGTTTGTGGTTCTTTTACATACGCACCTTCATACTTTTCACTTTTTGAATTCTTTGTCTTTTGTGGTATAGCAATCTTTCTTTTTCTTAAAAAATTATAGACCAGACAATCCCAGTATTTCACCGAACCAAAAACATCTTCATAATTTACTTTTGCTTCATAAGCCATAGTAAGTAGTAAACTAATCAAACCCATCTTATCTTCAAGTTTATCAACAATCTCAACATCTTGAATATTATAATCAATAAAAGATTGATAGTCTTTTGTATACCAATCTTTGAAAGTTTCATAAGGGTTATCATCTTTCTTTTCACCGAGTTCAACAAAAGCAATATGGTCAAGTCTATACGATTCTCTTTTGGTATATGTAAATTTTTGATACAAATGAAAAAAGTCTAATTGAGAAACACCCATAATATCAAACATTATTTGTTCACGACCCATAGTAAAAACTTTTCTAGGAGAAACATTACCCCATGGAGAAAGTTCTCTCATTTTTTCTTCGCCAAAAAGTTTTTTAATACGATTAACAAGATAGGGTACATCAAAGAAGTCTGTATTCCAACCTGTAATTACATCAGGCTGATGTTTAGACCAAAATGACATGAATTCTAAAATCAATTCATTTTCATCTTTACAATTTACATAAGTTACATTGTCTTTTGTTTTCTTGTAATCACCGATACCCCATACCACAATGTTTTTAGATTGATGATTTTTGATTGTAATTGAAAGTAAAGGTTCAATTGCTTGTTCTGGATTAGGAAAACCATTTTCACATTGTACCTCAATGTCAATGGTAACAATTAATATTCTATCAATATTCCAATTAGGTTTGTCAGGAAAAGTATCTGAGATGTAAGTATAAGGAAATCTATCAAAGCCAAAACAAAGATGAGGTTGAGATTCATATTTTGATATAAATTCTTTTGCCTCTTTAATCGTATCAAACTTATAAGGCATGACAGATTTATTATCAAGTGTTTTCCAATCTGTTTTTTTCATAACAGGAACATAAAGAGTTGGAGAATACTTAACTTTAAATTTAAGTCTTTGGCCGTGTTCAACACCGCGAACTAAAAGATTGTTGCCCCATTGAACAACATTTGTATAGAAATCCATAATGTAATTATATCAGAGTTTTTATAATTGTCAACCGAATAGTTTTAATTGAGTGGAGTTATCAACATCAACAGGATAATGTCTAATCAAAGTTTTTAATTTATCTTCAGCATGTGCAAGTTTAGTGAGTTCTGAATCAACAGCAGCAACCATATCTGGATGCTCGCCGATGCCTGATGGGTTTTTACGATAAACTTCTATGTTAGCAGCTGCTGCTTTCATATCTGCTTCATATTTTAATTTAAGTGCATTGATAATCATTATTTACTCCTCATATATTGATTGAAATGAATTTAGCATTAACCAATTTTCTCTATTTAAAAATGTAGTCATTACATCTTTAACTATATTAGTTTTTGTTGCATCTTTATAACCCTTTGTGCCTGGAGATGAATTAACCTCTATAATATAAGGTTCTTCATTTTCTCTATTTTTACTTGTTATGAAATCTACACCAACCCATAACCCATTAACGGATTTTGCAGTTTTTTCACAAACATTTTTTTCTAACTCTGTCAATTCAAAAGCTTTAGGAACTGAACCTTGAGCAACATTACTTCTAAAATCTTTTTTAAGAACTGGCCTCATAATAGCACCATGCACTTTACCAGCTATAACTAGCACTCTAACATCAAAATCTGTCTTTATAAACTCTTGAACTAATATACCTAAATTTGGTTGTAACTTATCTATTATTTGAACTGTTGAAACCAATGCACCCTCATTCTCTACTTTAATAACTCCTACTCCTAAAGAACCTGCTATTGTTTTTACAATTACTGGATATTTTGTTTTTAATCTATCAAATGAAGTTGGTATTTTTTCTTTATGGTTTATTAAAACAGTTTTTGGTTGTTTAATTTTTGATTCTACAAGTGTAATATATGTTCTAAATTTATCTGCACAAGATTCCATACACATTCTACTATTGACACAAAATATATTATCTCTTTCTAATTGAGTTACAATATCAGACCAACTTCTTCTTAAAGTTATTGCCGCCCTAACAAACACAATGGTGTTTTCATCACATAGAAACTTGTTATCATCTCTATCAAAAATATATCTTTTATCATCTATTTTATCTGAATATGCTCCATCAACATCAACTTTAAAACCTTTTAACCCCATACTCTTACCAACTGACATAATTTCATCAGCATTAATTTCAGAATTATCTGGGTCATTTGGGTCGTTATACCATAGAGTTACAAAACGATAAGGCTTTTCGTTACCCTTTTCTTCTGTGATAAAAGATTTAAACTTTTCCACTAATCTTCTTTCTTTTTACCGATATTATATTTTGGTTCTAATTCCCATTCACTTTTTTCTTTGAATGAAATTACTTTAATTTGTGATAGTGGTGCCTTTGGTTCTGGAACTGAATCACTACCTACTATTCCTATTAAATCCCAATCACTTAAAAGACTTGCAATAGAATTTCTTCTACCAATATCGTTCTCTGTTATATTATGTTCTTTACCATCAAGAGCAAATAACTCTTTAAAGTGTACAATATAATATTTTCCTTGTTTGTGTAGTATATGACAAGATTGATAAAGTTTCTTTTCTTTTCTAGATGAAACCCCTATTCTTGATAGTGTTTCTCTTACCTTTAAAAAATCATCAGGCTGTTTAAGCGAAACCTCAAGCATCTTATCTGTTGTCCATAATGCTTCATTCATTTTTGGCCACCTTTGTATAATTTTGTTTTGATAAACTCAATTTGTTCATCATTTAGTATGTCAAGAACAGACTTTGACTTTGAATTACTATACCCATAATATTCTTTTACATACTCTAAGTTTTTAGTTTTACTTGGTCTCAACCAAGAGGCGTATCTCTTTCTAGATACAATAGTATTTAGTAAAAAGTCATACTGAAGTTTTTTATCTAAAAAAGAGTAACGATTCATTTCATTAACTAACATTAAACAATCATTATGTGGTGCAAGACATTTATTGATTATAAATGCAGGATATTTTTTCTCATAACCTTCATCTTCGCCGTCCATAAGATTTTGTTTTGTAGAGTTAATAGAATTTAAATATTCTTTTAGTTCATACGCCATTTTATTCTACTGGTTTTGGTTGTTCAATTTTAACACCTACTTGTTGTAAAATACTTTCATAATGTGTTTGAGT